CAACGACGCTTCGAGGGCCGTCGTCATGCCGGACTGGACGCACTCGATCAAGTGCCGGCGGATTCCGATGAGTTCGGCGTTCGTGGGTTTGGCGAGCAGGAACTCGCGGTCGCCGAGAATCAGCACCTTCGATGGCGCGAGTGCGGCGGCGGCGTGCGACTCCTTGAGTTCCGCCTCGTTTGGCCCGGTCTGGCCGTCGTCGGCAAAGCCCGCCTGAACGCGGGCTTTCTTCTCTTCGATGATCTTGCGAATGGATTCGGGGACTGGCTCCGACATGAAACGCCCTCAAGGTGGAATCAGGTCGCCGAGTCGAACGGCGCGGGGAACCCGGCCCGCCCGACTTGCTCGGCGTAGTAGTCGCCGCCGCTGCCCGTAATGCGACGCACACCGAGACCTTTTCCGGGATGCGTGTCGGGCCGCTCGGTCACGGTCGTGTACCGCAACACTTCGATGATGTAATCGGCCGTGTCCGTGGCGTTGCCGTCGTCGCTGACGGGGTTCTTGATGATCTCGAACGAGATCCGCGATCCAGGGTTGAGCTTCGTCCCGATGCTGGCGAGGTCGTTTGACGACGGCTTGTATTCCAGCGACCATTCCGCGTCGATGTGCGTGGGCACCTTCCGCGTGCCCCGGATGCAGTTCGTGTTGTTCTCTTCCGTGACGGCTTTCGGGTTGAATTCGAGGTTCGTGTAGCACACCGGAACGTCCACTTCCGTGGTTGTGCCGTCGATGTGCGTCTCGCGGATGCGGAAGATGCTGTTGCGATATTGGCCCACGGAAGAACCCCCTTACAGTTCGGTCTTGATTTTCAAGTTGATCGCGAACGAGAACCGCGTCACGTCCCGCCCGTTTCGCAGCGTCGGCTCCAGGTCGAGCGAGAAGTTTCCGGGCGTCGCCACCATGCACCCGTTACCGGTCCCCAATTCCCACCCGGCCCCGTCGCCCCACTTCGAGAGCCAGTCCGCCATGATGCGCGTTTGGATTTCGTGCGGTTTCGCATTCATCCCGACATCTGCGTAAATCCGGCACGCGATGGCGAAATCGCAGAAGGCCCGCGTGCAGAACTGCGGCACGCCCGCGACAATCGCGTCGCACCCGCCGAACGTTTCCGTTGCCCCCGCGCTCACGTCGAACACGGCGTAGGGCGTCGTCTGCGCGTCGCCCACGTCCACCGGCAGGGCGTAGGCCCGGCGGTACAGGGCCTCCGGCGACACGAGCCGCCCACCGGCTTCGGCGGTCGCACCGGTGACGACGGCCGCAAAGCGAATGCGGAACGCGGTCGCCACGTCGGATGGAGTAATCACGCGGGAACTGTGGACGACGGCCGGGGAACTACGGCGTCTTCAAAATGCGAACGAGGTCGGGCACCAGCCGGCGAATCGACTTCGCAAGCCACGGATGTGCCAGCTGTTCGTGGTAGATCATGTACCACTTGCCATCGCCGAACGAGAGTTTCGCTTCGTCGTCGTCGAGGTGGAACAGAAAATAGACATTCGCCTGACCGGCCCCGCTGACCCGGCGGGGCGGCGCTCCCGGCGTCGCCTTCGTCGCAGCTCGCGGCGGGTTGGAACCCGGAACGAGCGGGGCCTGAACGCCGACGACGGACCGCAGATCGCGAACGGCAACGTCCCCGGCCCGCAACATGCGGTCGGTGAGCTTCCGCTTGATCCGTTCCACGGGGTCGTAGTTCATGCCGTCCCTACGAATGCAAGATGCAGTCGAACGCCTGAAACTCGCCGACGCGGTTGACATTCGAATCGTTGAGGATCGTGTACCGCCGGCCATCCGACGCCCGAACAACGTAGTCCTTCGGTTGCACGCGGAGCGTCGTCTCGATGAAAATTCGCACGGGCTGCGGGTTCTGCAGGCGGCCGTAAACCTCTTGGCTCTGAATTGGTGCAACCTTGAACGTATCACTCTCTTGGATTGCGGCCACGATGTTCGTTCCGATCAGTGTCGCCGTCCCGTCATCGACCAGCCCATCGTCGGTAATGCCCGGCTGCGGCCGGTAAACGTCGATTTCTTCCGCCTCGGCCGGGTTCACGAACGGGCGATGGAGATTCATCTCCCAGACGCCTTCCGCGTTGACCGCTTTCGCACCTTTCTTGCCGACGACGAACGTCTTACCGGTCAGCGGGTAATCACTCTTTTGCGCCGCGAAACTCGCCACCAGATCGCCGGGCAACGGCTGCGCCGCCAACAGTTCGCGGGGGATGTAGCCGAGAATCATCTCCACGAGGTAAGCACCGTCGGAAACCTCGGCTTCCTCGATGCCACCCTGCCGAAACCAGAAATCCGAAATGGCCACATCGGTATAGACGCCCGACGTGGTTTGGTCCTTGAACACGCACGCGCCGCGATCCACGGCCGGAATCATCTCCCGCCAGAGGCCGCGAAAGAAGACGGGGTCAATCATGGGAATGCCGGTAAAGCTGAAATAAATGGGCGAACAAGTTTGGCATTATTCAATTTGTTCCGGGCGTTCATCAGCGACCCGTTGTTCTGAAACGCTTCGGCTAACAGCCCGTAGCTCTGGGCCACGTCCTGGTAACGGGTCGAGGTCGCCACGAACCCACCCTGCCGGGAAACGCGATACCCGTAGCCGATCAACTCTGCGACGGCATATTTGATCGCATCAGGCAACGTCGTCGCCGTGTAACCGCCAGTGTAGTCGGCCCAAACGACGCGCTTTCCATTCGGCCACCCGTAGTGGCCCGCGTTCAATCGACCGGTTGCCCCGCCGCCGGTAAAGCCGGGCCACATCGAATTGGTGCCCCATGTCGATGGGTCTTTGGATCGGAAAATTCCCCACCCGCCAACTTCAAATCCATATCCAGCCGGATCGGCTAGATACTCCGTGTCAGTGGTTTCAGGTTCAGTAGTGTTGAACACCCGGAAAGGATCAAGCCAAACATTATGGAGCGTCGTTATTGGGGCCATGCCGACGTAAACAGTCGCGCTATCCAACCCATCAAGCCTTTCCTTGTACCGCGTGGCCATCAACGACTCGCCGCCCCACCCGAGATACGAATGAATCGACGAAAAGGCCGAATTAACGAGCGATGCCTTCTCCACCGAATCAATCGAAGCCAACGCTGGCAAAGCCGCATCGAAGGCCGAAATCGGGTAGAGAGTGATGTATGACGCCATGCCCCAACTGTGGACGCACGGCGGGGACGAAACGAAAACGCCCGCCGGTCATCCGGCGGGCGTTGGGCTAGACGTGATTCCGTTTAGCAGAGTTTCTTTTGTTCGAGCATCAGCACCGCGATGCCGGCCGACAGAGTACCGCCGGACACGTCCACCAGCGCCCCGACGTACCGCTTCGTCCGCTGGAACGTCTTGAAATACTGCGTTGCGTCCGTGGTGTCGAAACTGATTGTGTTGCCGCTCCCGATGGTCGTCCACGTCCCGGTCAATCCCGTCGCGGACTCCACCGGCGTGATGACCCCGGTCGTGGCCGCGTGGACCACGCCGAGCATCGCGATCATGGTAACGAGACCTTCGCCGTTCGCCATGTCCACCGAGATCGATGGATCGGTCGCCACGTCGGCGGTGATGACGGCCGGGGCCAGCGTCAGGCCGCCGACGTAATTGTTCGTGATGTCGCCAAGAAACGTCGCCATGATGAATCGTACCCCGTGAAGTTTGAAGGTTGAATTGCCGTTTTTTGCTTACGCCACCAGGAGACTCGTGCAGGCCACGAACGAGGAAGCGTTACGGGGGCCGGCGTCGATGTGCTGGATGCCCCGCAGCCAGACCTGGTCGTTCACGAACGCCGTGTCGCTTTGGTTGGTCGCGAGGAACTCCATCACCCCGGCGCGGCCGATCAGCCAGTCGCCGAAGTCGCCCGCGAGGATCTCCGTCAGCACCGCGCCCGACGAACCCTTCGCCAGCGATGCGGTCACGGTTTGCGAATCCACCACCTTCACCCCCGCGAGGAACGGCCGGCGGCCCGTGCCTTCGGCCGTGGTGCGGGTAATGTCGAACGCGAACGGCCCCTTCCCGTCGTTCGCGGCATAGCCGGAACCGACGCGACGGGTGGCGAGTTTCGACAGCATGACACGGCGCATCACCCACGCCGTCGGCTCCACGCCGTCGGGCAGGATGCCGAGCATCCCCTCAATGTCCTCCGGCTGGAGCGTGTCGCCGTCGGTCGCCGCGCCCGCCGAGGTGTAGAGCATGACCTTGTCGGACGTGCCCTGCGACCAACTCGTCTGCGTCGAGTAGGTCCGCAGTCCCTTGATCGCGGTCCCGCCCGTGCCGTAGAGCATGTCAGCGTCGAGTTTGCGGGCTGCCGTCTGGGCCATGTCCATTCGGAGCATCGCTTCGACGGCCGAGTTCGAGAATTTGAACAGTTCAGAATTGATCTTCGACAGGACGGCGTACTTCTTCGCCTGAAGCAACAGGCTCCCCGTCGTCGCGTTCGCCTCGGTCAATGCCGCACCTTCGCCGACGGCGTAGGCCGTCGCGGCGTTCTTGAGTCGCGGGTAGCTGATTTGGCCGTTCGGCGGAAGCGGGACTTCGCGGGCACCGCACCGGCTGAACACTTCGGCCGTGCGTTGCAGGTCGATGATTTCGCCGAGTTGCGGGCCGGCCCGGAACGACCCGCCGGCCGAGTCGTCGATGGTGCCGAGCGCCTTCCGCCGTTCGTAGGCTTCCTCGAATCCGCCCTGATCGACGGAAGCCGCCATCTTCTCGCGGATCTCGTTCACCGCCGACACCTTATTCGGATCGGTCTGGTACGGGGAATCGCCGTAACCGGTCGGCAGGTATCCGCTGGCGAATGGCACGAGGAACGAACGTGGCTCGAAGCCGAGATGCGATCCCGCGTACAGTCCCTTCATGACCGTGTGCGTCTGAATTTCTTCCTTGCACATTTCGGCCGGCAGGATGCCAAGCGCGAACCCGGCGGCGCGGGCGATGGAATACGAACCCGACTGGCGAAGCGCGCCCGTCGTGCCGTAGGGGACGCGAGCCGGTAGCAACGGCGTCCCGCCGAACAACCCTTTGACGACGGCCCGCACTTCCGGGTCGGCACCGGCCCCGACGGGAACGGTCGAAGCCGGCGCGGGTTCCGCGAGGGCCTTCGTGACGGCGACAGCCGTGGCGGCTTCGCCGGCTTTGGCCGCGATTTGCGCGAGTTGATCCTTGAACGGCGAAGACATGGTGGGCCTCGGGTCAGCGGTTGAAAGCGTGTTCGGGTGGACTGTGGGAAACGGCCGGGGAAATTACACGGGCCGCTTTTGGATGAACGGCAACAGCGTCTCGGTTGCGGCTAGCAAGTTCGCCTCCTGCGATTTCGTGGCCTTCTTCGATTCTTCGAGGATGACGCCAACGGCATCGGAGACGGCCGACTGAATCGACTTCTCGATTAGGGACGGCATCGCGTCGATGCGGTCGCGAAGCTCTTGAAGCGGGTCGGCGGTTTTCGTAACCGGTTCGGCCGGCGTGAGCGTGACCAGTTCTTCCATTTTCAAAACCTCGCGTGATACCGGGGACTGTGGGACGGTGGCGGGGAAGGACTTCTCCTTCGGCATCTGCCGCTTGCCCGATGCGAATTCGTGGGCCGTCTTAGTCGCGGCTGCCGCTTGAAGGTGGTTGCCGTCGTCGTGGTGCTGCGCGGCCTTGAAGTGGCCGTAGGCGGCGGCGCGGAGCTGGCGAGCCTTCTCGTGGTCGCCGGCCTTGCGGGCCTCCGACGCCTCGCGAATCGCCTGTTCGCCCCGCCGGTTGGCGGCGTTCGCGGCCCCTTTGTGTTCCTTGCCTTCGACGAGTTTTCGGCCTTTCGGTTCGCTCTTTGTCGCCTTGCCTTCGGATGCGGCCTTGTGTGCGTCGTCGTGGCTTGTTTCGGCCGTGTTTGGCCCGCCCGGGTGAATCGTGCCGCCCTTGCCGATGTAAACGTGATGCCCGTTCACTGTGACCCAATGCCCGCCGCCGCCCTTCTTCGCGGCCTTCGTCACCAGTTGGCCCGTGAACTCCGGCAGGGAATCCATCGGCACGTCAACGGTATCCCGGATGCCCGTCGTTACCGGGTACCGGGCCGCGAACGTCGTCTGGCTCGGCGTCCACCGTTCGACCAACGGCATCAGATCCGCCGGCACCCCCAGCGCTTTGAACCGGGCATCGCTCAACGCGAGTTGGTTGTCGGGGATTGGCACGGCCGAGTATTCGAACAGTTTCACCGACGGGAAGAACTTCGCCGGGGCCGTGTCGTTCAGTCGCTTCGTGATTTCGTGAGGGATGCGGGTAATCGGCGACGTGGGCACGAATCCCATCGACCAGCCCTTGAGGAACCCGGACTGGTAGCACCCGTAGACCTTCGCCGCGAACTCGTCGTCGAGGTTGAACCGGGTATCGTGCCAGAGACCGTCGAGGCCGTTCGCCTGGAACTCCTTCGTCTTCAGCCCGAACCCGCCGCCGGGCGTTTCCGAGCGGGCAATGGGCAGGCCCGTGCGGTTGTGGCACCAGAGAACGACGGGGTTCGGCCGGTAGAACGACGTATCGACCGCCGTGCCGAGGATGAGGTCGCGGCTTCGGTCGATGACGGGGGCCGACGCCCAGCCGGAGACGAACCCCTTTTCGACGTTCTCCACGCCTGCCGGGACGAATTTCAGAATTGCGTCTTCGAGTGCCATACCCCGACTGTGGCGGGCGGGCGGGGAATCAGGCCGGAGCCGGTAGGCAAACACTGTTCATCGTGGCGAAGGCTTCCGGGATTACTTCGCCTTCTGCCACCGGCGGGAAGGACGGGTGGGCGACGATAATTCGAAACACTCTGGCCATCATGTCGAAGTCTGCCCGGACGAATTTTGACCCGACCGGCAAACTTGGATCGATGGTTGTCATCGTCATTCCGGTTGGCGTCTGGCGGAAACTCCCCGCCAAAAGGTCAACGAGTGAACCGGCGTCAACACGGACCATTTTTAGCCGACGGAACAGGTCTTCCGGTTCGGCGCTTTTCGCTTCTAATCCCATCGCATTTACTCCAGTGAACAGCGGCAATGATTGTGAGCCGGCGGGCTATAGATTGCCACGCCGTCCGACCGCGTGCCGAACGGCATTCCAATCGCGACCGGCCCTTTCGCCTCCAACTTCAGGCAGAACTGGCACGCCCCGAAACTCGTCAGCCACCGGTGCGTCTGCCGGCCGGCTTCCTTCGCCGCGTCGATTTGCCCTTCGTGGTGGATGCGGGCCGCTTCCTCTTCCGAGATGATGTTCGCGTAGGGCTTTTCGAAGATGCGGCCGACGGCCTCTTCGCGTTCAGCCGGGATGGTGGGACCGCCCCGCGAACTGGTGCCGCGATTCCCCACCGGCACGCCGTAGTAACTGGCCGGCGTCCCCACCGGCGACAGGGGCACGCCCACCGCGAGCGGCTTGAACAGGATTTGCGTCACCCGCGTCGTGACCCGCGTCCAGATTCGCCGCAAGGCCCGATCCACCGCGTAGGCGATGCCGGCGAGTGCGAGAACGCCCGGTATCTTGCTCGATACGTCTACCGGCTGCGGAAGGGCGATGTCTTTCTGGATGAATGATGGATCTCGGCGGCCCGTTGAGTTTCTCTTCGCCTCATCCCCGTGGCCGCGAAGGTAGTAGCCGATCAACATCGGCCGAAGGGCAATCGTCAGCCGTTCGAGGAATCCCCGGAACGGCGGCACCTTCCCGGCCCGGATGAACGGCCGGGCGCGTCGCCATTCGCCACGGAGGACGCGGGCAATGATCGCAGCCATCCGTCGCCCCGTGGGAACGAAACGACTGTGGCCGGGGTCGATGGGCATATCAGTCTCGCGACTTAGCTTTTCTTGGCCGTTTCTTACCGCCGTAGTAATTCTTTGAACGCTGCATGGCGTGGTCGAATCCTTCGTTGTTCTTCTGTGACAGAGTTTTTGAACTATATTTGTTGCGGTGCGGTTTTTGATATTTTGGCATATCAGTCGTGCCCCGCGTGGCCGTTCAGCGAGAAACGCGGTTGAAGGGACTTCTCGGCGTCGTCGGTGGGTTCTGGCGGGTCATCTTCGACCTGTTCATATTCCGTAGCGGGCGTGTCGGTCTTGTCCGGTGCATCGCCGCCATCCATCCCACCGCTCGCCAACTGCGGGTATTCTTCCTCGTCCGCCACGAACGGGATCAGCCGCGTCGGGATGTCGGCCAGTTCGTGTTCGTAGGGTTCGTACCCCATCGCCTGCCGCCGTTCGTTCTGGCTCAGGTCGTCCGCGATGGCGACGATGTTCGCCCGCTTCTCGGCCGGATCTTCCATCACGTCTGCGTTACAGAACGCGGCCCGGTACTCTTCGCCCGCCGAGTCGGAGAACGGCCGGAGAACGGCTTCCGTCAGCCACGACGCAATCAGCCGTTGGTCCGGCTGTACCATTTGCTTCTGAATCCGGCGGTCCGTCACGCTCGCGCCGGCGTAGGTCGATTCGTTGGAGTAGCCGAGCGCGGCCTCGTCGAGGCCAGCGTGAGCGAGAATCGCGGCCCGGCCGGCGTCGCGGCTGTTCTGGAATCCGATCTCGTGGGTCGTGTTGAGTTGCGACCACTTCACCCCCGGCGGCAGGGGCGGCGTGCGACCGGCCGAACGGAACCCGAAGTACGCCGACTGGATCGCCTCCAGCGCCGGCTTGATACTCTCCAGCCCACCCTTGACGATGTTCGGGTCAAGTTCGAACATCCCCGACGTGAAGGGCCGGTTCCGCAGTTCGTTGAATTGCGCCTCTTCGACCGCGTTGTAAATGTCGATGGCCTTCGCCATCGCGTCGATCGGCGAATCAGCGAGGCCGGGGTGGTACGGGTGCGGCGAGTGGAACCGGAGCAACTGTTCGTCGGTCAGGTCCGTCATCCCCTTCGCCCGCGAACCGGGCGGCTTGATCGCGTATTGCGGGCGTCCGTCGAACGTGAACGAAGTCTGTACCCAATGCGTCGGCACGACCCACATCTCGGCTGGCAGCTTGTCGGCCTTATCACGGAGAACGAGAAGGTAAACGTCACCGCAGAGATAGTAGTAGGTTCCGAACAGACGCCAGAACGTCTCGCCGGTCAGCGGCCCATTCGGGTCGCTGAACAGCTTCGCCACGCGGTCGGTCGGCGGCAGGTATTCCAATTCCTCTTGCGGCTTCCAATCCTTCGTGACGACCCGCCCGCTCTGCCGGTCGATGCGGGGAACGTAATCGCGGCGCGCCGGTTCGGGGAAGATCGGCCCATGAAAGGGCAGGCCCATCGACATCGACTTTTCGATAATTCGAACGCCCCGCTCGTGCCGGGCCAGCGCCTTGCGGTACTTCATCCGCTCCGATTCGTGCGTCACCCGGACGACTTGCGGAACGGAGCAGACGAGCCGGGCCTTCGTGGCGACCGCCGTGCGGACCCAGCCCTGATATTGCTGGATCTGCACAGCCGGCGAACCGGTGCCCCAATTGCCGGCCGGCGAGAATGATCCGATTTCGGGCAGGAAGAACGACGCGGCCTGATTCGATAGGGCCGCATTGGCGGCTTTGAATACCGGTTCGGGCGCGGAAAACAGTGAGAAGGCCGACATGCCCCGGACTGTGGGCGAAAGCGGGGGAATCACACCCCATACAGCCGTTTGTAATCGTCCGCCGAGAAACCGGCCTGCGAATTGTCGGTCAACCACTGGTGCCCGTGCGAAACGGCGTCTACCTGGTCGTCGTGGGAACCGAACGGGTAGCGGTACAACTCGCCGAAAAAGTCGTCGTTCCACCCAGCGATTTCGAAGTACACGTTCCCCGCCTTCGCCTGCGTCGCCAGCGGCTTCGACCGGGCGACCTTGTTCTCGCGGCACGGCACCGCCGACACGGCGAACCCGTTCAGTTTGCGGATGATCGCTTCGACCCAGCCCTTGCCGCTACTGCCCGGTTCCTGTTCGATGATCGTTTCCACGCGGTCGCCGTACATCTGGCGGTCCATCTTGGCGGCGGCGGCTATCTGCCCCTCCACGTCGCCGGAATCCCACCGGCCCCGGATGATATTGGAGATAATCGTGCGGTCCTGGTCGTCGATGGCATCTAGCGCGCCGACCGTCCAGTCGGGGTTGTTCGTCGGTTCCTTCGGCGTGGATGCGAGATCCCACGCCCGGACCAGTTTCTTCAGCTTCGACCGGTCCAGCGTGCGCGAGTCGATCCCCTTGCCCGCGAACCACTCCCGGCGGAATTCCCCCTTCTCCGCAACGATGAGCCAATTCCCTTTGAGCAAACGCTCCCGTTCGACTTCCGTGAGGTTGCTCAGGCCCGAGACGTAGGACGAGCCGGCCTGGTACAGAATCGGGTTATCGCGGATGTTCGACGGGATGAACGAGACGGAAGTCGGGGACACTTCCAGCCCCGGAAAGTCCGGGTTGTCGGGGTTCGCCTTCACCGCTTCCGCCGTCGAACCGTACCACTTCAGCGCGTCGGTTGCCCGGTCTCGCAGGTAGTACCGCCATTTCCCCGACCGAGACGGAATCGCGTACCCGGTCTTCGGGTCGATCCACCACGCGAGGAACTTCGCCAGCCACGATTCGCTATCGGGGTTCGTCGTCGCCCGGATGCGTTCCGGGTAGCCGTGCGGCGACCGGTTCCGCGTCGTCATGTAGGTGAACTGGTACTCGGTGAACTCCGTAAACTCCTCGAAGCCAATCCACGGCAATTGGGCCGAGCGGTAGTTCTCGCAAACGCCGTCGCTCTGGAGGTGTCGGAACGACAGTTCCGCGCCGGACGGGAACCGAATCAACGGCATGTTGCCCCGGACGATGCCGAGCGAACTGCCGAAGACCTTGCCGTACATATCGCGGGCCGTGTCGAACACGCCACCGCCGGCCATTAAGTCCACTGACTGCCGACGGAAGATGATCCCGCGCCACGACGGGAGATGGTGGTACTTGAGAACGTCGAGGAGCAGGGAACCCGTTTTGCCTCCCCCGACGCTCCCGCCCGTAATTACCACCTTCGCGGAACTTCGCAGGAAGTCCATTTGCGGGCCTGCGAACGGCGCGAGTTGGGTCTCGCGGTCCACGGTCTCGCCGATGTCGGGACGGAAAACGGGCGGCACGGGTTAAGACTCCGCCGGTGGGTCGGGCGGCGCGTCGTTGGGGCCGGATTCGACGGGGAGAAAGACCTTCGTGAACGATGCAGCCGGTTGCGAAGTGCCGCCGGCCGGAGCCGTCGTCCCCATCGCCGCCGCGACTTGAACCCGCAACTCTTCCGGCAACTGCTTCAACAGCGTGGCGAGTGCCGATTCGTCCTTGAACAGCCCCGTCTGTTTCGCGAGTTTGTCGAGGGCGGCGAGCTTGTCGTACAGTTCGATTTCCGCTTCTTCGACTTCCTCACATACGTCGCCATCGCCTTCGCGGGGCCGAAGACGCCGCGTCTTGATCTTGATTTTCTTCAGCGCCTTCCGGGCGGTCGCCGTCACCTGCCGACCAGGCTTCAGTTGCGGCAAACCGTCGCGGGCGTAATCGACGTGGTCCCCGATGTCCGAAAACGCAACAGCCGCGATTTCGCGAACGACCCGTTCGGCCGAAACGCGGCACCGACGACGGATCGCAGCGTCGGCGGCGGCCAGTTCGGCTATAATCTTAGGTTTCTTAAGGAGTTGCGAAGCGGACACCGCAGCGGCGGCGTATGACTGGCCATTGTTGTGCACCGCGCGCCACGCCCGGACGCCGTTCCGGTCGATCAAATACTCTTCGACGAACCGACGTTCTTCATCGGTCAGCGGTTTGGGCTTGGCGGCCATTGCGCCCAAACTGTGACCTCATTCCGGGGAATCGTCGAGGAAGGACCGCATCGCCGCCATCGCCGTCAGTTCCAATTCCTGCACCTGCCGACGGTTCAGGCCCATCGCCGCCGCCGTCTCATCGACCGTGTGCGCGTCGTGCCCGATGCCGAACCGCATCGCCACGACGCGCCGTTGATCGGCCGTCAGCGTCTCCATCCCCCGTTCGACGACGCGAGCCGCGTCGTGGGCCTCCAATTCGTCGTCGGCGTCGTCTTCGCGTTCGTATTGGCTTTCCGCATCGTCGGATTCCTGGATCGTGCGGACGCCCCGTTTAACCCAATCGTCGGCCATCGTCTTCGACAGACGTGCCAAGTTGCGGCGGATGAACTGGTAGGCATAGGACGAGAACTTGACGGGCCGTCCGGTCCGAGTGCTAACGAACGCGGGGTCATATTTGAACGCGGCCTCGATAAGGAACCGTGCCGCCTCGGATCGGATCTCGTCGCGGGTCAGGAACTTGCCGAGCGATTGGCACCCGCCCGCCAGCCGCTTGGCGAGCGCGGTGCATGATTCGACGTGTTGCCGTTGTTCGTCGGTGAGTTGCACTCTGAACGATTCCCCCGTGAATTCTATCCCACTTCGTACCCCGCCGCGAGCATGACCCGCCGCACGTCAGGCGAAACGGATCTCCATTCGTGGTGAACCGGCATCCGGCCGATACAGCAACGCCACGCCGACGACGTGCCGAACGTTGTCGCCTGGCAGCACGCCGACGGCGACCAGCCCGTCCAGCGGGGCCTTTGCGCAGTTGTCGAGGTCGCGTTGCCGGTTCACCTTCCCCCGCACGGTCAGTACGACCTCGCAAGGGAGTTTTTGGGGCGGGCCCAGTTGGGCAAGTATCGGATAGGCCACCTTCCGCCACGCCTTGTACGCCTTCGACGGATAACGCCCATCGCGACCCGCGAACAGGTTGTTCGTCGATGGCGGCATGGGCACGACGACGATGGGTTGAACCGGCCCCACCGCTTCGCCCGTGTCACCCGCGATCGCAAGGCACTTGGCTTCCAGTTCGGGGGATAGTCTCACGCGGGCACCGGGCCTTTCGCTTCGGCGACGAGGCGTCCGAGGCTGCGGTCGATCGTGCTGACGGCGTGGCCGTCTTGGGCCAAACGAACGCGAATTTCCCGCCGGGGAATGGATGCGCCAACGCCGCCAAACTCGGCGAGAACCGCGCGCTGGCAGCTCGTGCCGACGATGTCGGAGTCTGGGAAGGGAATCGCCATCTGGACGTGGGAGGTGGGCGAGTGCTCCCGGTGCGCTGGCATTCGGCGTCCTCTGCTGGTAGAATTCCACCAGAGTCGCCCCCGCACGGGAGTCTCGCATTTGCACGGAGCCGGGTCGTTAGCGCGACTCGGCTCCCTTCGTTTGCAGATCGTAGCGGGGTTCCGGACGGAGCCGGATGCTGCTCGGGCTACTTGCCTTTTGTTGCCTCGATCTTCGATCTCAGCAGTTCGTTTTCCGCCCGGATCAGGTCGTTCTTGGCTTGCAGAAGGTCGTTGTTCGCCTGCCGTCGCATCAGGTCGCAGACGTTCCAGATGAACCAGAGCCACAACGCCATCGAGCCGATCACGAGCCCGGTCGCGATGATCGTCAGCAGTTTTCCGCGAAGGAATTTCATCGAATTGGCCCCCATCCCAGCCGCACGACGAGCTCGGCGAATTGACGCGGCGTGAGTCGTCCGGAATTCCGCATCTCGGTATCGATCGCCTTCACAAGTCGTTCGTGCTCGCTCTCGGTGGGCGGCTCCGCTCGTTGCTTCGGCAGAGGTGCGTCAATCTCGAAGTCGTCACTCTCGCCGTCGTCCGATTTGAACGGCTGCGGTGCCGGCCGATTGGATTTGGCGGCGCACCCGCCCGATCGTTCGGCCCGCCGCGACCGGAGGCGGGACTCCTGCTCGGCCGGGGTTAGGATCCGCTTGCCGCTGATGACGGTCGCGCTGCGGCCCTCGTCGTAAACCGCGCGCAGGGACATCTCGATCGGTTCGCCGCCGGCACGACGGACGACTTGAATCGGTCCATCGGCCGCGAGTCGCCGTTGTTCGTCCGGCGGGAGTCTCTCGACGGCGTCCAGGAGTTTCGGGGCATCCGCGAATGCGCTGACGGCCTCGGCGGTGAGTCGGCCGCTGGCCACGCGGGGGATTAGGTCGCGGAACAGCGGGCTTTTCACCTCGACGACGATGTTTCGCTTGCGCAGTTCGGCGAACAAGTCGGAAGCCCGTTGGACGACGGCCGCGCTGAGGCTGAACAGTTCACTCAATTCCGCGAGCATCGCGTCCGGCGTCATGGTCGCCGGCGGCGGCGCGGAGCTCGTCAAGGCCGCGAAGTAGGGCGACTTCGGCGCGGCGGCGATCGCTTTTTTGTTTGGATCGACGGACTTGGTCACGGTGTCGCTTGCGATACTCGGGGTCGGTGGCATATTTGCTCCTCTTCCAGTTCAGGATCAGGTTTTGGCCGTGCCGGTCACGGCATAGCGGCGAACAGGTCTTAGCGCGGCCGGCTTTGCCGGCAATCGGCACGAATGGCGTGCCGCAGATCACGCAGGTGAATTTGCCGCCCGCCCCGCCTCCGTCAGGTGCCACGGCTGATGACCCTTGCCGGTCGGCTTCTGGAACCACGGATGATCGGTCAGGCACCGGCGTACCAGCGACCGTTCGATTCCCATGTGCCGCGCGAGCACGACCGCACTCGTCGGGCCCTGAGCCGTGAGGATCGCCGCAATTTGCCGGCTGCGTTCGTCTTCCTTCGTCCCCGGCGACGGCAGCCGGCC